TGGTCCTATTACTACACCAACTACAGGCTATACAGAATATTATAATTTTCAAGGTAATAAAACTAATGTAGTTCTTAGTTGGGTTAAACAACGATTAGTTGCTGGCATTGATGCATCTATCTATGAGTTAACTAATGCAAAGGGTAGTACCCATAATCTACCTTCTCCTGTTTACACGCATCCCAATGCTAACTGGGTTTGGACATCCATATCAGAGGGTGGCTCTGCCATCTATGCTTCTGGTTACGCTGGCGGTAATGGTGCTATCTATAAGTTTACTTTATCTACTGCTGGTGTTATGCCAACTCTTACTTCAGGTATAGTTGCAGCGCAACTACCTAGTGGTGAGTATGCTCATAAAATTGAATCTTATTTAGGGTATCTATTAATTGGTACTAACAAAGGTGTCCGTGTTGCTACGATATCAGATACTAATGGAGACCTATCTTATGGTCCATTAATTATTGAAGCAGCCAATACTGGGTTAGATTTTGCATTTAGAGATAGGTTTGCGTGGGTAACTGGTTCTATTAATGGTTATGCTGGGCTATATAGAATTGATTTAGGTAACGAACTTGAGACATTACGATTTGCTTACGCCAAAGATACCTACCTAGATGGGGCTACTGGCTACGCTACTACTGTAAATTTTGTAGGTAACTCAAATCAGATAGCATTTACTACATCAGGTAGCAATGGTATTGCTATTCAATCAACCTCAGTCTTAGCCACAACTGGTTATATAACTACAGGTTATATTAGATATGGCACCCTTGAGCCTAAGAATTTTAAGCGTCTATTAGCACGTGGTGACTTTACTAAAGGTTCATTAACGCTAGCAACTATAGATAAGAATGATGTTCCATACGACCACATTACTTATGAAGCAGGAGTAACTGCTGTTGAGGTAACTACATCTCAGCCTCAAACTGCACAAGAATATGTAGCATATAAATTTACATTTAATCGTGACTCAAGTACTACATCAACTGGTCCTATATTTAAGGGTTATCAGGCCAAGGCTACTATTGCTACGCCTAGACAAAGAAACTTAAAGTTTCCTGTTTATTGCTTTGATATAGAGACAGATAGATACAATGTAATATCTGGCTATGAAGGTTCAGCCTTACAAAGATTACAAATATTAGAAAACATAGAAGAAGGTGGCGATGTTGTTACCTGGCAAGACCTAACTACTGGCGAAACTCGTCAAGTAATTATTGAACAAATCTCATTTACTCGCATGACTCCACCAGACAGAAGGTTTGATGGATTCGGAGGCGTAATTGAGATTACGATTAGGACCGTATAATGAGTAGCACAGATTGGGCTGGCTTAGCGGTAGCAGTCGCAACTATTGTAGCCAGTTTTGCTGGTTCAATTAGATGGTTAGTAAAACATTATCTGTCAGAACTTAAACCTGATGGCAACGGGGGACATAACTTAGAGGGACGCATTACCCGATTGGAAACCCGTATTGACCAAATTTATTTACTCATTAGTAATAGGGATTAGCCTACTCTTTATACCAACTCCTGCCAGTGCCGAAGATGTAATTATTAATCTTGATGCTACAACTGCCTACGTAGATGTAGTAGTTCAGGTAGATACAACAACAGCCTATACAATTACCACTACTACTGGACCACGAACTGAAGTGGTTGACTCTCAAACAGTAGAGCGTGTGGCTTGGGTAGATTCTTGGATATGGTTATATCGTGGCGTTGCTGATAGCACTACCGTCAACCCTATTAGGGGAGATGATGATAGTAACCATTCTCAAAATAACTGGCTTGCATCTGCAATTAGTGGAACATTAAACGCTGATACTTATACAATCCGTGCTACCTCTTATGACTATGTAGTTGCTGGTCAAAGACCAATAGGAACTTATACTTTAAGTAGTAACTTGATACCACCTAGAGATACCTCTACTGTTGTGGTTGATACAGGTACAGTAGTAGTTGATACAAGTACTGTAGTAGTTGATACTAACACTTCAACAGTTGATGGAACTACTGCAACGGTAGATACCAGTACTCCAGTAGCACCAACCCCTGCTCCTGAGCCTCCTGTTGTAGCACCTGAACCCCCTGCAATTGTTATTCCTCCCCCTGCTGTAGAGCCTGAGCCTCCAGTAGAAGTAGAAGAACCACCCATTGAGGCTGAAGAGCCTCCAGTAGAGGCAGAAGAGCCTCCTATAGAGGCTGAGGAACCCCCTGAGGAAGTGGAAGAACCACCTATCCCAATCGAGGAACCACCTGTAGAGGCTGAAGAGCCACCTATGGAAGAACAAGAGCCACCTGTTGAAGAAGAAGCACCACCTGTAGAAGAAGTTGTACAGGCAAATGAAGTTGAATTAGAAACCCTTGCACCTGAAACACCAGTTCAATTAGACAATGGTGTAGTGCTTGAGGCTGGCACAGTAGTAGCCCTACAGTTATTAGAGAATCCAGCAGAGTTAATCTCTGCAATTTTTGATAATCCAGCAGAGGTACTTACTGCTCTCTCAAACATAGGTGCTGATATGTCTGAAGAAGAAAGAACAGAATCAGAGAATACAATTATTGCTTCCGTTATTGCTACTCAGGCTGCTGTTAATGCAGTAGCCGTAACTTCCGCTGCTAGAACAGCCACACCTACACCTATAAGTGGAGGTACTAGTGTGCCATCAAATGACAACATTAAGTTATACAAAAGGAGAAAACCTTGAAAGTACTAAGAGATATGGTCCAACAACTATGGACCTTGCTAGGTATGTTTATTGCTTGGGTTGTATTAACTGGCTCAGCAAAGACTGTAGTTGGTTATGCAATCATATTGACTTTAGTAGTTTGGGCAATCACTTATCCATTGCGTAACTCTAACGATGAGTAATGATATTGATTGGGAACACCAAAATAAATTAAGGCAACAATGGCTGATGGATAATCCAGAGGCTGAATATCAAGGTTGGATGTCAATTTAACAATAGATAAGGAAATGAAATGGCCTCGTTAAAAAATGTATTAATGCGTATTGTTGCAGTATTTGCAGCAAGCGGTTTATCTGTGATTGGCGCTGGTGCTATCGCTGGTGTAGATACAATGACAGCAGTAACTGTGGCTGGTCTTACAGCAGTAGCAGCAGTAGTAGAAAAGTTAGCCCGTGCATTTATGGATGATGGCAGATTATCTCTTGATGAAATCAATGCCGCATTTTCAACTGTAGATAAAGGCGCAAAGACTGTTGCTGATACAGAAGTAGAAACTCGTCAGGCTGCAGATAAGCAAGCAAAGATTGACCCTAACTATAACTAATGAAAAAGGGAACAGTCGCTGCAATCCTTGAGGTTGCCAAAAAAGAAGTCGGAACTATCGAAGGTCCAAAGAATAATGAAACCAAGTATGGTGCCTTTACTAAGGCAAACTTTCTACCTTGGTGTGGTTCATTTGTTATGTGGTGTGCTAACCAAGCAGGAGTAAAGGTACCTAATATGGTATCTACTGTGGCTGGTGCTGGTGCATTTAAAAAGATGAACGTTTGGACTGATGCTAAGAATGCTAAGCCAGTACCTGGCGATATTGCTTTCTTTGATTTCCCTGGAGATAACGTAGATAGAATCTCTCACGTTGGTATTGTAATTGAAAACAACGGAGATGGAACTGTTACTTGTATCGAGGGTAATACTGCTGGTAATCCTAAAGGAGACCAGCGTAATGGTGGTGAGGTAGCGGTTAAGACTCGTGGATATATTGCTAATAAGAAAAAGGTAATGGTATCTATTGTTGGCTTTGGTCGCCCTAACTATGTAGGCAATGAAGTTAATGTTACTGTACCAGTATCAGATACACCAGAATTTCCTGGGACTATTAAACCTGGGGATAGAAGCAATGGCGTAAAGATTGTACAAAAAGCCCTTGCTTTAGTTGCTGATGGAATCTATGGTCCTAAGACTAAGGCTGCTGTGATTAAGTTCCAAGATAATCACGATGTAATTGATTCCAATGGTATCATCGGTCCAAAAACTTGGGCTGAATTAATTAAGTTCCTTTAAGGAGAACCATGATAAATAAAGAAAAAGCAAAACAAATTGCACTCTCATACATTCGTGCCGCTGCTGCCGCAGCAGTTGCATTGTATACAGCAGGGCAACGTGACCCTAAAGTATTAGCAGCAGCATTTGTTGCAGGTTTAGTTGGTCCTATATTAAAAGCATTGGACAAGTCAGCACCAGAGTTTGGGCTTACTAAGTAGTAATAGCAAAACAAAACCCCCCTTCCAGTTTTATCTGGTTGGGGGGTCTTTTTTGTTTTCTAAGCAGTTCCCCTCTACTTAGCCAACTCTTGAACTACCTGTAAAATCTTATCAGGTTTAATTAAATAACCTTTACTAGGGTTGGGTGGTATGTTACAAGTAATTGAATGACCATACAAAGTTAGCGCATGCTTAAGATGTTCTATGGGTACTATCAATACAGTTCCTTCTAATACAAACGCCCAGTATGCAGCCTTAGTAGCAGAGATACCAGATGGATACCACTCTTCATTGTTGTGTGACCAACATACTGTTTCTATGTATAAATTACCTGTGTTTTTCCACTTAAGGTCTGTCTTAACCTCAATGGTTTTACCATTGGTAAGCAGTTGATTGACTAGGGATTCTCCTTCGTGCCCAACTGATAGGTCTAAATCAAAGTCAGATAGTTTGCTCATTGTGTTCTCCAAATTCTGTTACTGGTATACGCCAACCATTTATACTTTCATCTCTGTAAATAGGTAATGCATATTTAATCGGAGCAATAGAACCGTAAACTTCAATCTTAGTATAATATTCTTCATCAAGAATTTTAGTTCCAACAATAATTTTATGTAAATCTTTATCCCAAAATGGTATTGCATCACGAGTTCTTACTGTACGAACCTCTGTTATACGCCCAACATCTGGCAAGTCTTTTCTCTTTGGGTGTAATTCATTTGGATACCAAGGGACTGACCAAGTTTCATTAAATAGTTTTGCAGTAGCCCACTCAGATATGTTAGCCCTGACATTTGCTAACAGTTCATGCTCTAATTTTCCAGCCAACTTACCTTGTGCATAATTAGGTTTATCTATTGAGCCAAACTTAGTTAACCAACGCTCTGTTGCTAGTAAGGTACATACCCTAACTTCTTCTTTAGATAAATTAACTATCATAGTTACTATTAAATACAGATATAGGAACAACTGTTTTACCAACTATCCCATGCTTACTTCTGTATTTATTCCTTTCTTCCATGGTAGTTCCTCCCCATATTCCTTGCACTAGATTGTCTATTGCATAGGTATGGCATTGGACTCGTACAGGACAAGTGTTGCACATCTTCTTAATATAATCAAGGTGTGGATAATTACCTCTTTCTTCAGTAAAGAATATCTCTACATCAATACCAGTGCATGCTGGTATATCTTTCCATGTTGGGTAATCAATCAAGATTAATCACCTCTTGATAACCACACCTAGTACACTTAAGATGCCATAAAGATTTACTTGGGTCTATTACTTTCCACATATAATTAAAACAAAATAAATGACGTAGTCTTTTAATCTTATCCTCCTGTTGAGTAGAAGCCACTTCCTTTAAAATGTACTGGTGTAGAGGACCATATACGAGTCATAAGATTTCCGCAAGAGCCACAGAATGGTGCAGCAGAATCATTTGTTTCTTCTACTTTAGTACATATCTTGCACTCAAAATCATAGTAGGGCATTACATGCAATCCATTCCTATATCATCTATTGGTGTTGGTAGTGTTACCAACGAACCACAGTCTACACACTCACCATCTAAAAAGTAAAATGCTATCTCGCCAGACTCAAAGGCTACTATTGCTGTAAATAATTGTGAACCACATACACATATATCTCCAATGGGATTACCACGTAGGTCCATAGCATTGCTGTAATCTTTTTTAAATAAATCTTTTATTTCTTTAGGCTCTTGTGTCATCTTCTTCTTCTTCATCTTTAGCCTCTAAGTTATCTGTATCGTTGTAAGTACGCCATCCACCCAGTACTCTAATCAAAGAGTTAATTGCACGGCTAACTCTCTTGCGTGCACCATCAGCAGATGTGTTTAATTCTTTGGCTAAGTCATTCCACTCATACTTGTCCGTTGTAAATCTTAGTCTTAAAATATTTTGTTTAGCCTCTGCTAACTTGTTGAATGCTTTTTCAATATCTGACCTAAGAACTAGCCAATTGTTTCCGTCTGTTACTTCTCCTGATTTGCCGAACTTAAAGTTAAGGTCTTGTATCTTGCTTGGTATCTCATAACTATCTGCCAAAATAGATGGAAGAAATGCTTCGATAACTGATGGGTCGTAGTAGTAGAGGTCAACCATATCGTAGCCAAACTTACGGGCTTTTTCTTGCTCACAATATTTAAGAGCAGCATTACGTAATGACTTTGCAATTAGTTTTTCTTTATCTTTGGGTGGTAACTTAGACCACTCTGTATATTTATTTGGATGGGTAACAAACCACATCCATAAAATTTGTTTTATATCTGAAGGTTCAACTATAGAATATTTTCTGGAATACTCCATGCCAAGCGTAGACACAAGCAAATCATACTCTTGTACCCACTCTTGATTCATTCGTTAGTTAATGCCTTCCCACTGTCCTCTTTGCACCAATAGTCCTATTATTGCATAGTTAGCCAGGTCTATAAGGGTATCTTCTATTGATTCAAAATTGGGCGTGGCGTCCTTACCAGCCATGTTATTTAGCCTAGCCAGTTTGTCATACATCCTAACCCTCAGCCCATTCATAGCACCGCCAGGGGCAAGGGCTATATTTAAAGGTCCGTAATCTTCCTGCTTCTTCATCATAATACTACGCAGTTCGTTGAGTATTACATCAACATCATTTGGATTCTTCATCTAACATCTCCTTCATACTGCTATCAAATTGTTCCATTGCTGATACTACTTGTATCTCATCTGTAAATTGTTTACCTTCACCTATGCTGCTGGCATATATAACTGTACCCAGTAGTGTAAGCATACGCATAGCACTCTCTGGTTCTTTTTCTATTGTTGTATAGATATCTTTAAGTGCATTAAGAATGTCTAGTCCTTGACCATTTGATATTGCTATGCCAACTAACTTTCTATTGTCTCCAACAAACTCCCAAAAATCTTCGTCAGTTGCCCAAGCATTTTCGAATTCGCTCATCTATCCACTCCTTTCCTTCTTGCACAATGATACTGTTAACATCGTGTCCTTCTGGCATTTGTAATAGATTAACATTGTGTAGTTCTCTACTTAATCTTTTGCCAAACTCTAAGCCAGCGTTGTCACCATCTGCTAATACAATTACTGTTTCAAAATCATCTAGTATTTTTGCATAGTATGGCCTCCAGTTATTAACTCCAGGTATACCAACTGATGGATGACCTGTCTTAACTGATAGCACTACTGTATCTAACTCACCTTCAGTTACACATACATAACTACCTGCTGTTAATACTATCTGTGCATTAAACATTGTAGTCTTAGCCCCAGGTACACCCATATACTTAGGGTCTTCGTGATTGTTCATGCTTCTAAACCTGATATCAACCACACCTGATGGTGTTATGTAAGGGATTGCTAACCTATTTTTATATACCTCGTGTCCTGGCAATGGGTTTGCTACTACACCTAGGCTAAAACTTCTGCCCTCTTCTACCGATAGATGCCGAGTTGAAAGATACTCTGTTGCTAGATGCAGGTCCTTTGCGTACTGGTCTGTTGCCTGCAAGAGATATGCTCTCTGCGAATTTGATAGCCTCAATATAATTACCTCCTTCTTTATACATTATTAAATCATATACATCACCTTGTGCTTCACAACCAAAACATTTGAATCTATTTTCTTCATAGTTAACGGCTGATGATGCGTGTTTATCTCCGTGAAATGGGCACTTCATCTTGCGCCAACCATGCCCCACTGCTGGCAGGGTGGCGCCTACGTGTGCTAAGTAGGCAGATACATCATGTTTGTCCATTAATCTTCCTAATTAATTCTATCCATATTTTTGCT